TGCCGTTTCATATTCACGTGTAACTTTAAGAATAAAATAATAGAACCATTACATAGTAGAACAACAGTAATTGATTTTAATGTCCGTGGAAAAACTAAACAAACTCTCGCAGCTCAGTTCTTTGAGCGATGCAGAGACATCCTTACCAGAGAGAAGGTACGGTTCAATGACAAAGTGGTTGTACAAGTCATCCAAAAATACTTCCCAGACTTCAGAAGAACACTCAACGAACTCCAAAGATATAGTTCAACAGGTTCTATCGATACTGGAATCCTCGCAACGTTAGGTGATGCCAATGTTGATAACTTAGTAACTTATCTCAAAGGTAAACAGTTTAATGATGTTAAGAAATGGGTACAACAGAACTTAGATTCTGATCCTGTGTCTATAATGCGTAAGTTATATGATAGTTTATCTTCTGTCATGACAGGTCCAAGTGTTGCAGCAGCAGTTTTAATTATTGCTGAATACCAATACAAGTCTGCCTTTGTTGTTGATCAAGAGATAAATCTATTAGCGTGTCTAACTCAATTAATGGTGGAGTGTGAATTCAAATGAGAACCCAAAACAAGGAAAACTATTACTACTTCTTCTGGATAGTGGCAATGGTTGCTTTTATAGTACCTCAAGTATTTACTGCATTAGCATATCATAGACTTGCTAATATACTTACCCAACCTTTAGAGGTTGAGATTAAAAAGATGCCACCATATCAAGTGGAGTATATTAAATGATTAGTAAAGTAGAATTATTACATCACAGACTTCAAGCAGTATTAAGAGAACATTCATTCTCTGGTGAAAATAGTCTTGCATATCTTGGTGATGATGATGGAAGACATAAGTATCTTATAGGTGAACATGAAGTTTATGTTGACCAAATTACTGAATTTGAATGCGTAGAAGATGATGAAGAATGAACTAATAGAAATGCTTCAGAAGTATGCTTACCAGAAAGGTAAGTTTTTATTATCTTCTGGCAATGAAAGTAATCACTATCTTAATTGTAAACCTGTTATCTTAACTGGTAAAGGTTTGGAATTAGTATCTAGGATGATGCTACAACATGTTAATACTACACCTGTAGCAGGTCTTACTTTGGGTGCTGATCCATTAGTTAGTGGTGTTGCTCTTGTTGGTGGTCTTAGTGGTTTGATTATTAGGAAAGAACCTAAAGGACATGGAACTGCATCACAAGTTGAAGGACCATTACCACCTATAGGTACAGAGATTACAGTTCTTGAGGATGTTACTACCACAGGTGGGTCTGCTATTAAGGCAGTTAAAGTTCTCAGGGCATTGGATTATCATGTTAATCGTGTAGTTACTATTGTCGATAGACAAGAAGGGGCTATAGATAATATGAATAAAGAAGATTTGGAACTGGTTAGTCTTTTGACTTTAGATGATGTCATTGCAGGTCTTTGACAATGTATTCGATGATGATAAGTGGAAACTTATCTATGAATATTGTATAGGTGCATCATATTCTATTGGTGAGGCAGACTTTAAGGGTGCTCCACTTGTAGGAATGATACATGAACTTACTCCAGAATCTGAGATCTATGCTATAATGCTAGATAAGATGGTTAGTTCTCTAACTACAGTCGGGACACTGCAGAGGATGTATATCAACTGCTTTGCTCCAAATGAAAATCCATTTTTTCATATAGATGGTGAGACAGGTTATACTGTCTTATACTATCCTCAACCTAATTGGAATGAGAATGATGGTGGAACTACTGACTTCTTATATAAAGATCATATACATGGATCTTTTCCTATAGGAAATAGAATGGTAGTATTCCCACAGAGCATTCCTCATAGGGCAACTACCTTTAGAGATCGACACCGTTTTACTGTTGCAGTTAAGTACGAATGATTTTTTTATCAAAACCATCAGTGTATACATTACCAGGTACATGGGAAAAGCAAGATGCTATAATCCCTCATCTAAATCTTACTCCTGATCAAGGATTGATTTTATTCTTTGGTTTAGTTCTTTTTGGTTTAGTTGCTTATGGGATCTATCTTACATTTGGACCTGGAGGTAAAGGTGTAAGAGATCCTATTGACGAACATGCTAAAATGCATGAACTAGGCATCGCACATGGGCATGGTGGAAACAAAGAAGCCTATGAGATGTCTGGTAAACTAAAGCACAACCATGATGAGAAAAGTTAAACTTACATCAAAAGAAATTGACATCACTGTCGATGCTCTGCAAAAGGAAAGGGTTTCGTATTCTTTTAATACTCCTAACCAACCTAAAATTGAGCGTATAATAGAAAAACTATTAGGCAAATTTATCTATGACTAATTTGAAAACTCCTCTTCGTTATCCTGGTGGTAAATCACGTGCTGTTAAAAAGATGGCACAGTTCTTTCCATCGTTTGATGAGTACACATCATTTAGAGAACCATTTTTGGGAGGTGGATCTGTTGCTCTATACATTACACAGATGTATCCTCACCTAGACATATGGGTGAATGATTTGTATGAACCATTGATTTCGTTTTGGAGAACGTTACAAGATGATGCAGATAAACTTACAGATGAGTTAAGAGATTTAAAGAATAGACATGATAATCCTACAAAAGCTAAACAATTATTTGCAGAGTCTAAAGAATATTTGTCGCAAGAGAGATCGACAAGATACTTTCGTGCGGTCAGTTTTTATATTGTCAATAAGTGCTCCTTTAGTGGTCTTACTGAGTCTTCATCTTTTAGTCCTCAAGCGTCAGATTCCAACTTCTCCCTTAGAGGAATCGAAAAGCTCCCTGAGTATGGTAAGATAATACAGGAATGGAAGATCACTAATAGTCCATACGAAGATCTTCTTACAGATGACAATTCTACATTCACATATCTTGATCCACCATATGAAATAAAATCAAATCTGTATGGTAAGAAGGGTGCGATGCACGCTGGATTTAATCATGATACTTTCTATGATAATTGTGATCGTTACATAGGACCAATGCTGGTATCTTATAACGCATCTAATTTAATTAAAGAAAGGTTTAATGATTGGGATGCACAGGAGTACAATCACACCTATACAATGAGATCAGTTGGTGATTATATGAAAGACCAACAAGGACGTAAAGAATTACTTCTTCTAAATTATGGCATATGATGATCGTTATCCTCTAAAGGATTACTTGAATAGCATCAATTATTCTAAGGAATATTTGATGGATGAAGATCCAGGATGGGAAAAAAATTATCCATCTTATGTAATTAATAAGTGCATGTCTCACCACATGGACACGATTCTTTATGCTAATGAAATGAACAGGTATCAGAATTTAGATACTCGTTTACAATATGATTTTTATATAAATACCGTCAGACCCCGCAAGAGATTTTCTCCTTGGGGTAAAAAACAGAAGATGAATGATCTTGATCTTGTCAAGCAATACTATGGTTATAGTAATGAAAAAGCGAAACAGGCTTTAAGGATTTTATCTCCCAATCAACTAGATTACATTAAAGAAAAACTGAATAAAGGAGGTAAGAAGCGATGAACGGTGAGGTTCAGTGGACTAAAGATGATATGGTGGAAATTAATCTGAAAGAACCAGATGATTTTCTAAAAGTTCGTGAGACACTTACAAGAATAGGTGTAGCATCTCGTAAAGAAAAGAAGTTATATCAGTCTTGTCATATCCTTCATAAGAAGGGACAGTATTACATAGTACACTTTAAAGAATTATTTGCTCTGGATGGTAAGAAGGCCAACCTATCAGAGAATGATCTTCAAAGACGTAACAGAATTATCAAACTCCTATCTGATTGGGGTCTAGTAGAGATCGTAAAGGAAGATGAAGTTAAAGACGCAGCACCTTTGAGTCAGATCAAGGTGATTGCATATAAAGAGAAAGGTGATTGGTTCTTAGAATCCAAATACAACATAGGTAAAAAGAAACAAACCGATGGATGATAGGTATCGGTATAAAATGTTTCCTGAATGGTTGAAATCACCAGGATGGTTAAACGCAGAGGTACCTATTGCCGTTAGGGAAGAACTAGAAGATGCCATAAAGAATCATGGTGTTGATGCTAGGGGTACTTTACGTGGACATTTAAAAGAAGAATATCATCTACCTATAGGTCAAGAGATATCGAGATATACTGCAGACTTAGCAAAGCATTACTGTAGAGAATTTGGTATGCACGCTGCTACAGGTATTCAAGAAGGACTTGAACCAAAGAATCCAGATTTTAAACTTAATAAGTTATGGGTAAACTATCAAAAGAAATATGATTTCAACCCTCTGCATATACACAGTGGGGTTTTCTCATTTGTAATATGGATTGAAGTACCATATGACATGAAAGAAGAGATGAAACAATATGATAAATGTAATGGACAAGAGACTGCTACATTCTTCTTTCAATATAACGGTCCTTTAGGTTCTTTAGAAGCAAGACATCTAGTCGTAGACAAGAGTTACGAATGGAAGTGTGCTTTCTTCCCTGCAAGGATGTACCACGGTGTCAATCCATTCTATACGTCTGATGGTACTAGAGTATCAGTTTCAGGAAATCTTTATTTGATAGATATATAGTATGCGATACTTTGGATATATGACTAAGGAAGTAAAAGAAGAGGTAGTTGAAGAAGTTAAAGAAGAAAAAAAGAAAGGCTTCTTTGGTAAAGCAAAAGATGCTATACTACCAGACCCTGAAGAACAGGCAGCAATCATCTCGACAATGGTCAGAATTACAGTCCTGGCCTGGTCTGGTGGAATATTGACTCTTAATTATGTTGCCATCCCAGGTGTACCACAACAGAAAATTGATCCCACATTTATAGCTTCGGTTTTTACAGGAGTTTTAGCTAGCTTCGGAATTCAGACAGCGAGTAAGAAGGGTGATGGTACAATGAAGATGAATGGTAATGGTAATGGTAGTAATGGTGGAGCACCTCCTGTTACTGCAAAAGATATTGAACAGATCATGGCGAAAGCTGGACCTGTACAAACAATTCGTATTGAGCAAGCACCTCTCAAAATAGTTGGTGTCTCAGACGACAAAAAAGAGACCTTTAAAATGTAAAGTCATGCAAAAAATAATTAATGTACTTGCTATTGCGTCTACTGTTGTATCTACTGCCGTTGTTGGTAGTGGGTTATACGTATATCTCAATAGGGCATCCATCATTGATGGAATTAAATCTCAGGCTATGGAAGCAGTGCTTGGAGGCGGTGGACTCCCTGGTGGATTGGGTGGAGACTCACTTCCTATAGGAACTCCTGATCTTGCATCTCCTGCTGATCAAGCAGCAGCTCCTGTACCTCCTGTTGGTGGTGGATTCGGAATCCCTAACTAATGGACTTCCAGAAAATTGCTTCTACTGGTACAGCAGTTGCTGTTGTAGGGACTGGTGCTGTAGTCGGTGGTGGAAACGTCATCGACAATATGCAGGGCGGTCCAGAGAGGCGTGAGTCAGAGAAGATAGAACAGATCAGACAAATAGTTGCTGAGGAAATCTATCTACAACTGAAAGAGAATTGGCCTGCAACCTCTGGTCCTGTAAAAGGAATGAAAGTTCCAGATCAAAACTATAGACAAGTAGTTCCTAAAAAATGATTAACCTAGAATCTCTATCGCATGAACATAAGGAAAGACTCGCAGAGGATTGTGAAGATTATTTGAATCATCGTTATATACCTCTTAAGTCTCATGCTTATGATAATATTATTGTTCAAGCGATAAGAGAAGGTTATGTTTTACCTAAGTTTGGATTTGAAATGAAGGGTAATGAAGTCAATGCCACCAATAAATGACGTTCCTAATGTAGTATTACCTGATGCCTCTATACCAAATGTTTGGATTAATGGTACTGGTATTAGATTCGTTCGACCTTTGGTTACAAAAGATACAGGTGTAAGAGAAGTAAGAAATATTGAACATAGAAACTGGTTGATTGATGTTCCACAGTCAGTTCCCCAAGCACCTCCTGTTGTTGTACAGGCGGGTACACCTATTGTTAATATGCCTGGTTGCGTTAAGGTTAATAAGGAGAACGCAAAGAATCCTCCTAACAAAAATATGAACTTGGTCAATGATGACCCAAAGCAAAACGTAGTTCTATGTGATGGTGGTATGCCTTACTATGTACCACCTGAGTATGATTATAGAGAATTGAGTTGGCAGACAGTATATGTTGACCAAGAGAATGAACCAGAAGGTCTTAATACAGAAGAACCAGAACTTAGTACAGATACACCAGAGACCCCTGACACGAGTCAACCTGCAGGTGAGGTAGAATGTCCTCCACCTAACGCAAGACGCATAGGAGACTTAAATCAGGCAGGTACAGAGAAGGTTATAGGACACAAGCTAAGTGTCGATGGAAAAATCTGCATAACACAATGGGAGGATGTTCCAGCAGTGGAACAATTCCTCCCAAGTATTCCAGTTGTTACAACGACTGCAACCATAGCTACGGTTGCTACTGCGTCTGCCCTATTTGCCAAGCCTATAGCAGACCTTTTACTTAAGGTAGTAAAACCTATTGTAAAGAAAGCTATTGGGAAGGTTCAGAAGATTCTTGGGAAGACTCCTCAGAGACCGTCCCGATCTGAAGTGTTGACAGACCGTTATCGTGAGAAGAAGGGACTTCTACCACTGAAGAAACTGAAGAAGAAGACCGAGAAGAAGGGTCGTTAAATTTAAGTTCTGGCATCTGGTGTTGATGTGGTATTACCTGACCACCTGGTGCAGTTACAACTACGTCAGCACAAACACTATGATAAGGAGATGCAGGGTGGAAAAATATTCCAGCCTTTTTTAATTCTCCACAATTTTTTAATCTTGCGATCTCAAAATCTAATCTTTTGTTAGCTGTCAACTGTGTCTGCATTGCTATCTGAGCATTTGCTGCAGCATGACATTGCTTTTGGAATTTTCTATTTAATGGTATTGATAGTGTAGCAGATAAACCTAAGTTTAAACTCTGGTTAGCACGCATGTCAGTACGTACAGGTTTATGCCATACAACATCTCCTGGATTATCTGGTTTACCATCAGGACCATCGACATCTACAGTGATATCCATGTCTGCACCATCTTCAAACCATCTACTACCATCAGCTTTGGTTCTGGTATCGTACCATGTCTCCCAAGGATAGTTTTTAACAGAGATAGTTTGTTGTGTAGTACGACCAGTAAAGTCTGTCATGTCGTACTGAGGTTCGTTATAAAAATCTTCCCAAGGATCTTTCCTTGAATCTGCAAACTGAACATATGGTGTCAAGTTAAACGTGGCTCCTTGACATTGTACTCCACCACCATAGGTGTTAGTTATATAAGGACCTTGTAAAACTTGTATTGCCTGGTTGGTAACTGAGCCCGAACTATTAGCGATAGGATTTGCTGTAGCACTTACACCACCAACACCTTCTGCTAAGGCTTTAATTGGTAGTAAAGAATTAAGGACGAGACCCGTTGCAATTACTGGGTAAACGTACTTGTTGTGTCTGTCACGCTTTTTATAGTGGTAACTCTTTGGATCACGGTCTGGTTGGTCATCCCTGGTCCTTGGTATGTTTGTACGAATTGAAATGCCTCTCCTGGATTCGTTATCGTAAAGCTTGGAGAATTTGAAAAGTCTAGGGAGTCGAAGGAACTTGTTACTGTTCCTGTCACTGCTGCTCCTGCAGTTGACGTTGCTGTACTTGGAGATACAGTTACTGTTGATGTATTCACGTTGGGGTTGAGAGCCTCTCCATTGTTTGAAATGCCTACCCCAGTCACTGAGTATTCCCATCCTGTTCTATAATCTATTGAATTTATGGTCTCTGTTACTGTACTTTCAGTCTCGGTATGGCTCGTCATCGAGCCCTGCTGGAAGTTTGGTACCACTGGCACTGCCATTGCAGGAGCAATCCCTACACTCGCAGCCATCAGTGGTATTATATATCGGAGAACCTTCGACATTCTTGTTCATGTTATCAGTTTATGGTCAGCTCAGATACGAACTGTCCAGTAGCTGAAGTGCCAGCTCCACCAGCTGTTAAAGTTATCACACCTGCTGAGGTAATGGTACCCGCCAAACTCCCTGCGACACCTCCACTTTGAGTAGTTGTCGATCCGAAAGCTGGCATGTCAGCCACAATGCCACTGGTTACGTCCACACCAGAACCGATAGTATTTACAGCGTCACCTGCGACGAAACTTTCACTAAAGCTGAAAGCAGATCCTGTAGTATTAATATCGTATGTACCAGCATCAAGTGTCGCAGCTGCTGTACCACTTGGTGCAGTTAGCTTACCGAAGTGATCATTCTCTGATGCCACTTTGATGTTGTTGCCACTTACACTATAGGTACTTCCTATTCTGGTAGCTTGAGTTGCAGCACCGTCAACTGACAGTTGCGTAGAAGTAGTTAGGCGATGAACAAGATCGGCCCTCACTGGGTTTGCAAGAGCTCCAAGTCCTGCAATCATAATTATAGGTATAAATTTTTTCATAAAATTTCCTAAAGGATTGCCTGAACTATATAGGTGTTTATAACCGTATGAAAAGTGTACGGAGTATACCATTTAAGGTTTTCCTAATGTATGGTTAAATAGTAGTGTCGCCTTCGGGGACAAAAAATAAACACTCGCTTACTAAGGAGAACTATGAACACACTAGCAAGATACCATGCTGCAAATCTTCCTGAACTCATGGAGAAGATTACTCGTAACGGCATAGGCATGGATGAATATCTAAATAGATTTTGGGAGACGGATTCCCAGTCTAATTATCCACCATATAATTTGGTGCAATTGAATAATCATGAGTCGAGATTGGAAGTCGCACTTGCAGGCTTCAAGAAAGAAGAGGTCAAAGTCTTCACAGAGTTTGGAAAATTACATGTCGAAGGCATCAAAGAAGATAAAGAAACAGATGCAACGTATCAGCACAGGGGATTGGCACAACGTTCATTCAAACGCTCTTGGCAACTCAGCGAAGATTGCGAAGTTCGACAGGTCGTATTTGCCGATGGACTCTTGTCCGTGGAATTGGGAAAAGTAATTCCTGAGCATCATTCACGTAAGGATTACTTGACGGTAGATTAAGATCAGTTTAAACTGCTCTATATAAAGAGCCCATTAAGCGGATCCTAATGAAAAGGCTTATAGCAATAGCAGCATTGTCTGCTCTCATAGCACCAGTACACGCAGGTCAAAGACTAAGCGGGGCTGGTGCTTCTTTTCCATCTAAAATTTATACTCGTTGGTTTGCCGACTGGTCTAAAGAAAAGGATGGACACAGAGTAAACTACCAGGCAGTAGGTTCTGGTTCAGGTCGAAAAGCATTCCTTGATGAAACAGTAGACTTTGGTGCGTCTGACGATCCTATGAAGGATGCAGACATTGTTAAAGCAAAACGAGGTCTAGTCCAGATACCTATGACAGGAGGTACGATTGCCTTTGGTTATAATATGCCTGGTTGTGATCTAAAACTTACACAAGAGCAAGCAGTACAGGTTGCTATTGGTGAGATCAACAACTGGTCACAGGTAGGATGTGATGATATGAAAATGACTTGGGTATACAGGTCTGATGGTTCAGGAACTACTGCTGCCTTCACAAACTCTATGAAAGCATTCAGTAAGAAGTGGAAACTAGGAACAGG